TTTGATGAAGCCGATACTGTTAACAAACGGGATGCCGAACAAGCGATGAACATGGCACTTGCTAGACTTAGATCGGGTAATGTCCAACAGTTTTACGCTACTACTACTCCCGAAGGTCATTCTTGGGCGTTCGATACCTTTGAAAAGAACGCTAAAGAAGATACAAGGCTAATAAAAGCTAAAACTGCCGATAATCCTTATCTTCCGGAAGGATTTATTGATTCATTACTAGAAAACTATCCACCGCAACTTATCCAAGCTTATCTAAATGGTAACTTCTGCAATTTAACCACCGGACAAGTTTACGATAAGTTTGATCGAAATATACACGTTTTAAAAAATGACCCTTTTGTTGATGAAAACGAGCCTATCCGAGTTGGGATAGATTTTAATATTGGAAACATGAACGCAGTAATTGGTATAGCGGTTGGAAATAAATTTATGGTTATAGATGAAATCGCTAAAAGTCACGACACCGATAGTATCGCCAAAGAAATTAAAGGGAGGTATCCGTTTAATAAAATATATATCTACCCTGACGCTTCAGGCGGAAACCGAAGTACAAATGCTACGAGAACCGACATCCAAATTCTCGAAAGTTACGGGTTTATAAATCAATCAGCACTTTCCAACCCTGCCGTAAGAGATAGAGTAAACTCGGTGCAAGGAATGTTTTTAAACGGTAAAGGGGAAAGCAAAATGATGATAAGTAAAAAAGCTATAAAACTAATAGAGTGTTTAGAGCTTCAAAGTTATAATGAGAAAGGCGAGCCTGATAAGGACGCCGGTTATGACCACATGAACGACGCTCTAGGATACATTACTTGGCGTTTGTTTAATCCCTTACACATGTCGGCTGGACGTAAAACAGGAATTAGGCTTTATTAAAATTATTGTCTACTATTAAAACAAACAACGGAGTAAAAAAGTGTACTCAGGCTATAGTCATTACAACAGGCAAACAGGGGGCAGTAGAGGAGTAGAAATAAACGACCCTAATAGCACTTGGTTTGAGCAAGAGCCACATTGGATATTAATAGAGGATTTATTAGGCGGAACATATCAGATGCGTTCTAAACATAGAAAATATTTAATGCAAGAGCCGAGAGAGTTAGATGAAAGTTATGATAACCGTTTGGCTCGAACTGTTTGCCCGCCTTACTATATACGTTTGGAAAGAATGCTAGCCGGTATGCTTACTAGAAAACCAGTAAGGCTAAATGATACAAGCGATGATATAAGAACCCAATTATTTGATGTTGATTTAATGGGTAATGATTTAAATGTTTGGACTTATGAGACTGCCCGTAAGATGATACGTTATGGCCATATAGGAGTTTTAGTAGATGCCCCTGCTTCCGGAGAAAGCGGTAGACCTTATTGGGTTACTTATACTCCAAGGGATATTTTAGGGTGGCGGACTGAAATGATAGATGGCCAATTAAAATTTACGCAACTTAGATTACTAGAAAAAGTATCTGAACCGGATGGACTTTATGGAGAAAAGATAACAGAGCAAGTTAGGTTACTTACTCCGACTAATTTTGAAATACACCGTAAAGATAAAAAAGGTAAATTTATTTTGCATGAAGAGGGTACTAATCCTCTTAACCGTATTCCTTTTTCCGTAGCCTATTCTAATCGCCTTAATTTATTAGAATCTAGACCTCCGATGTCCGATATAGCGGAATTAAATTTAAAAGCATACCAAATACAAAGTGATTTAGATAACCAATTACATATATCAGCCGTTCCAATGTTAGCCTTTTATGGCTTTTCACAAGCGGCGGAAGAGGTTTCGGCTGGACCTGGGGAGGCTATAGCGTTTCCACCCGACGGACGGGCAGAGTATATAGAACCTGCGGGAAAAAGCTACGAGGCTCAGTTTAAAAGGTTAGATAGGCTAGAAAACCAAATAAACGAGCTTGGATTAGCTGCCGTATTAGGACAAAAATTATCAGCTGAAACAGCGGAAAGCAAAAAAATAGATCGTTCGCAAGGCGACTCAACAATGATGGTCGTTGCACAGCAAATGCAAGATATGATAGATAACTGTTTACAGTTTCACGCTAGTTATCTAGGAAGCGAAGCCGGTAGTTGTTTTGTTAATAGAGACTTCTTATCTCAGAGATTAGAGCCGACAGAAATACAAGCATATTTACAACTCTATACTTCCGGTTCTATAACCCAAAAAACATTATTAGAACAATTAACCGAGGGCGAAGTATTGGGAGATGAGTTCGATGTAGAAGAAGAACTAGAAGCTACGGAAGCCGGAGGACTTATAAGTATGGCGACACCTAAAGTAGAAGCCGACCCAGATGAACAAGAAATAAGTCCCGAACCCGAAGATGATGCTAGTTAATAAATGTCAGTTCCCGAAAGTTTTTATCGTGAAACCATAGACCTTAATAGGTTTAGTAATAGAGTTGCTCGTGAAATAATAACTAACTATAACGATGTAATTTTAGATTTAACAAACCAATTAGCGGTTATAGATGAAGTAACGGCACCGGCTACCGTTGCAAGAATAAGAGCTATGTTAGCGACTATGAAAGATAGCCTAGAAACTTGGTCGGGTAGTAGCACCGCTGTAATGGTCGAACAACTAAATAGTTTAGCTATATTTCAGACCGACTTTGTAGCTAGCGAACTTAGAAAAGTATTTCCTAGTGGCGATATTCCTATTAATGTAGTTTCCGTAAGTCCTGATTTTGCACGTTCCGTAGTAACTACAGACCCTACTCGTATTAATATTTTAAATCTCCCTAACCAATTAGAACCCGCAGTTCAAAGAGGGTTTAGCTTAACTGCTTTAAAAGGTTCCCAAATAACCTTACCTAATGGTGCCGTTGTAGAAAAAGCTTTTAGGGGTATAGCAGATTCGCAAGCTGATCTTATTACTAGCCAAGTAAGAATAGGAATTACGGAAGGCGAATCTATGTCAAAAATAGGTAGAAGGTTGCGGGGTAGATTACGATTTGGAGCTAATCAAGAAATGACGGCAAAAGCTCAAAGACTAGCGGGCGGAACCGGAACTAAATTAGCAAATAACCAAGTTATGGCGGTTGTAAGAACAACGGTTAATCAAGTACAAAACGCTGCTAGTCAATCTGTATATCAGGCAAACTCCGATATAACGGCAAAATATCAATACGTTGCTACTTTAGATTCTAGAACAAGTTTAATTTGTGCTTCTTTGGATGGTCAGATCTTCGAATATAATAAGGGACCTATTCCTCCCCAACATTTTAATTGTCGTTCTACTACCGTACCGGTACTTGATGATGATGAGCTAGAAAAAAAGTTTCCCGACACTAGACCTAGTGCTACGGGTAGAGTTCCCCAAAATACTAATTACGGTACTTGGTTAAAAGATAATCCGGCAATACAAACTAAGACTTTAGGTAACAAAAAAAAGTTTTTTAATTATTTGATAGATAAAAAGAAAAAGAGTCCTAGAGAGGCTTTGCGGCTTATTATTAGGGATGACGGGACAGAATTAAGTCTAAAAGATTTAGTAAATAAATATCCAAAAGCAAATTAAAAGATATAATAAGTGCAGTTGCCTAAATTATCATGCCAATGGGAAAAGGAACCTATGGTTCTAAAGTAGGAAGACCACCTAAGAAAAAGAAAAAGGTAAAAAAAGGCGGTAAGAAATGAAAAAAGGTTCTAGGGTTAGTTGGATGTATGGAGGGAAAAGAACTTTTGGTAAAGTTACCGGAAGTGGAGGTAAAAGAGCATCTATTAAAGGACCGTCCGGAGGTACTGTAACAAGGGTCGGGAGTAAAGATGATCCCGTCGTAAGAATTATTTCTGAATCTACTGGTAATAAAGTATTAAAAAAAAGATCAGAATTAAAAGCAGCACCTAAAAAGAAAAAGTAATGGCAATTACTAGGGGTGGCCATACGTTTTCGGGCGTCGATAAACCTATAAGAACCCCTAACCATAAAAGTGGTAAGTCAAACGCTGTTGTTATAAAACAAGGAACCGGTTTTAAATTAATCCGTTTCGGTATGCAAGGAGCAAGAACAAAACCTCCCCGTAAAGGAGAGTCGGATGCAGATAAAGCAAAACGAAAAAGTTTTAAAGCAAGACACGCTAAAAATATTGCTAAAGGAAAAACAAGTGCAGCTTTTTGGGCAGATAAAGTTAAATGGTAGTATAACTAATATATATACAAAGATTACGTCTTTATGGCTGATGAAAACAAAGAGGTGGTTACGCCCCCTTCACCTAACAACGAAGAATTAAACGTTCTTAGAGATTCCGTTAAAAAGTTAGAAGCTAAAAATTACGAGCTTATAGGAAAATTACAAAAGAAAGAAAAAGTAATCCCTGAAGATTACGACTCTCTTTTAGCTTTCAAACAAAAAAGCGAACAAGAAGATCTAGAAAGAAAAGGTAAGTACACCGAAGCGACTACGGCTTTAGAACAGCAGTATAGAGAACGCTCCGCCGAAGATAAAGCAAAAATAGATGAGCAGCAAAAACGTATTAGGGAACTGGAACTAATTACTCCCGCTTTACAGGCATTAAGCGAAATAACACATGACCCCGAACTGGTTTTAAATAATTTAGTTCCTAAAGATCAAATACAAAATAAAGACGGTATGCCCGTAATAGTAGACGGTTATGAACATATCCCCGTAGCGGATTATGTAAAAAATAAATTAGAAAAAGAAAAACCTTATTTGTTGAAAACAAAAATCATAAGTGGAACGGGAGCACCTATCTCGAAGCCTACAAATACTGGTAATTTCAGCGAAGAAATGTTGAAGCCTTTTTTAAAAAATAGCGAAAATATTACTGAACAGTCGAGAATTGCAAAGGTTTATGGTGTAGAAACATGGCAAAAGTTGCGAAATATTGCAGAATCTCGCTAGAATATTAGATAAATTCTGTTACGCAGATATTTAGGGTTACGCCCACACCGTACACTTTAGGCTTTATTTAAAAAATGGCTGTTTTAAGAAGTGACGTTATCATCCCAGAGGTTTTTACTCCTTACGTTATTCAGCAGACTACTCTTAGAGATAGTTTTCTTGCTAGCGGTGTGGTCGCACCGATGGCGGAGCTTAACGCTACCGAAGGTGGGGATTTCGTCAATATACCTTTTTTCAATGCTAACTTAACAGGCGACTTTGAAGTTTTATCAGATTCTTCATCACTTTCGCCTTCTAAGATTGGTACTGGAAAACAAGTAGGAGTAATCCTACATAGAGGAAAAGCATTCGAATCAAGAGATTTAGCAGCTATGGCTGCGGGTGCTGACCCAATGGCTGCTATTGGCCAAAAAATAGGAGCATTTATCGCTAACCAAAGACAGAAAGATTTGCTTTCTTGCTTGGGTGGTGTTTTTGGTTCTGTTAATACAACGACTTCTAGTGCTGCTTTATTCGAATTAACTATCGACGGCGGTTCTGGCGATACTCCTACAGTTTTAAGTCCTCGCCACGTTGCGAAGGCAAAAGCTCTTTTAGGAGATCAAGGTGACAAGTTAACAGCCGTTTGCGTCCATAGTGCTGTTTATTATGACTTAGTAGAACGAAGATTAGTTGATTATGTTTTAGCTTCCGACGGTAACGGCGGTTCAGCTACAGCATCCGGTGGTAGTATTGCCCCTGCTTACGGCGGAGAAAATACAGTTCCTACATACTGCGGTTTAAGAGTTATCGTTTCCGATGACGTTCAAACTGTAGGAAGCGGAGCATCTACTGAATATGCATCTTACTTCTTTACTCAGGGAGCCGTTGCTAGTGGCGAACAAGCCGGTCTAACAACTGAAACTGATAGAGATATTCTTGCTAAATCTGACGCTATGGCTATTGACCTTCACTATTGCTACCACCCTGTTGGTACTAAGTGGGCGGTTACTGATAGCAACCCAACACGTTCAGTTTTAGAAACCGTAGGCAACTGGTCGAAAGTTTACGAAACAAAAAATATTGGTATCGTAAGAGCTACCAACATTTCCACACAAGACTAGAGGTAATTAATTATGGCTAGTTTATTCGAACTACAAAACCCTCCTTTTGGTCAACTTACAAAAACTAAAGTTATCAAAACGGAGAACGGAGCTCACGTTCTTACTACTGCTGAAACAATAGAAGGCATAGTAGATGGAACACCTACAGGTAATAGGACTATCACAACACCAACGGCTGCTGAGATTCTCACAGCTTTAGGTACTCAGAACAAAGTTGGTCAAACTTTTGAACTTACCGTTGTTAACAAAGCAGCGAGTACTCACAAGTTTACTCTTACTGCCGGTTCTGACGTTACTATCGTTGGCGAGCCTGACATTACAGCCGATACTTCCGGAACTTTTATTTTTAGAGTTACGAGTGCGACTGCAGTTAGTGCTTTTAGAAAATAAGTGGGTTTATTCGCATTTAGGCGAGTTAGGGAACAAGAGGCTGCCGTAAAGGTAGTCTCTAAACCCTCTATAAAAAAGAAAAAACCAAAAACTAATGGCAATAACATTACACACAACAATAGGAAGCAACATAGCAAATAGTTATGTCTCTTTATCAGAAGCCCAAGATATAGTAGATGGGCTCGTTGAGGATGATGATGTTACTGCGTTTGCTACTGCGACAACCGATCAAAAAAACCGTGCACTATTTACAGCTACAGTACGACTAGATCGAGAAAGATTTTTAGGAGCTAGAGTTACCAATACCCAATCATTGCAATGGCCAAGACAAGGAGTAAGAAAACCGGATACTTATATTAATACATATTCTATTGGTTTCCCTTTTCGTATTTCAACAGATTACTATTCAGAGACCGAAATACCGGAACAAGTAAAAAAAGCACAAACTATCCTTGCCGTATATTTAAATAACAATAAAGATGGGTTAGGATTAAGCGGTCTAGAGGATTACAAAAAAGTAAAACTTGGTAATCTAGACGTAGAGCCTAATTTTTATGGAGCCGTAGGTGCTGATCGAGTACCTCCTCTATTCGAAAGGTATTTAGTCGGACTTCGCATTAGCGGTTCTGGCAACGTCGCTATTAAAAGGAGCTAATTATGCACTATTCCGCAGCAAAAATTATTGATGACCAAGCAACACATACAGGAAGGTTCCAATGTGTAAAAGCTTTAGAAGATACCGTAATACATACGTTAGTTTCTGAAAATATAACTGGAACCAAATCTGCCGTAACTATTAATTCTAATTGTTCTATAGAAGGAGTAATAACAAGCATAAAATTAACAAGTGGCTCGGTTATAGCTTACGTTCTCTAATGGGTATAGCTAAAGGACTTAAAAAAGTATCTAGTAAAACATTACTGCGACTTGGCGGAACGGTTACTATTAAAAGGACTACTAATAGTTCATATAATGATGCCACAGGCGAAGTAAGAAAAAACGAAACGACTTTAGATATAAAAGGTAATTTAGAAAACGTTTCGAGCGTAGAAGTTAACGAATTAATCTCGCAAGAAGATAAAAAACTAACTATATCGGCGGAAGGTTTAACTTTTACCCCTACTACAAAAGATAAAGTTTTAATTAGTTCTATAGAATATAAAATAGTTAGAGTAGATACAAACGAACAAGCAAATATCGCAATTTACTATGATTTATTTTTGAGGGCGTAATGGCAAGACAGATAAGGATAGAAAGCATCGGCGATCATTTCGAAGCCAAAATAAAAAAGGCTGTCCGGAAAGGAACTTTTAAATGGGAGTCTTTAGTTGTCCAAGCTACGCCTGTTTGGGACCCTAAACCAAACGAAACGGGAGTAGGTGGAACATTAAAAAGAAGTTGGCAAAGTACGATTAGAGACTATGTAGGAATAGTAAGTACTAATATTGAATATTCAGAGCCAGTAGCTTTTGGTGTAAGCTTACCTCCTTCATGGAAAGGAAAATACAGAACTAGGCAAAGTACTATTAAGGGATATCCAGAATTACAGGTAAAACAAGTTATAAATGATATAAAACGTACTTTAGGAAGGTAAAAATGGCCGCTCTAGATTTAAATAGTATTCGAGCTACCATAGAAAGTAGGTTGGTCGATGAATTACAAAAAGCTCCGCCATTGCCTATTGTTTTTTATAACCAACCCTTTAGTTCTATAAATTACGAAAAATTTATACAATGTTTAACTACGTTTGGAAGTTCTGAATATTTAAGTCAGGGTACAAGCAGCACTAAATTAAATTCATTAACAGGAATTTTAGTTTTAAATATTTTCACGCCCGAAGGAGAAGGAACAGGAAATAATTTAGTAATAGGAAAAAGATTAAGAGATTTATATAACGGCGAAGTAGTATCGGGAGTAATTTTCGACCCTCCTAGTGGACCCGAAGTAGTAACAGCTTCCCCCGAAGGTTTTTTCCAAACAGAAATTAGAGTAACATTCGAAGTGTATGAAACTTTAAGCTAATGGAACTAAATGAAGAAATGCTCCAAATATTAGAGCGTATAAAAGGAAATAGAAACCCACTTTATTGGGACGGGCGTTGCCGTAGAGCGTATGAAAAGCTAAAACTAGAAACAAAAGCTGTAAAAAAGCAAAAAAAAGGATAATATAGTTTTAAATACTTTTTTTAACTCATGGCAACCTTAAGAGGGGAACAAGGCTCAGTTAAGTTTGATGATGCCGGAAGTTCTGTAGCTGTTTTAGCGGCAACTAGAAACTGGAGTCTTTCTATTTCTAAAGATTCTATAGATACAACAGTTCATGGAAATACTTTTAGAGGTACGCAAGGCGGACTTATTAAGGGTACTGGTTCTGTAGAACTTTTATATGACCCCGCTCAAAGTGGCGAGTATGCAGCATTTATAGATGATGTCCTTACCGTTACCGATGACGGAACTGCGGCGTTCGAGCTTTTCCCCGATACTTCACAAGCATCTAAAAAGTTTTCTTTTAGTGGCGTTATTACTGAGGCGGAGTACGGAGCTAATGTCGGCGACTTACAAGTTATAAACTGCAGCTTCGAAACTAACGGAACTATTACATCAGCGATTTAATTAATGACTGAAAAGAGAACCGCCGATCTTTTAGTAGAAAGTTTTGATCTTACTTCTAGAAGAAAATATGATGTATTGAAGGCAAACGGGGAATTATTAATAACATTGTATTTCCCTCCTCTTACTAGGCAAGAAAGAAAAAAAGCTATGTCCTTAAACCAATCCGATTTGGCTTTAGATATATCGACTCAGTTACTTTGTCAAATAGCAGAAAAAGAAAACGGCGAAAAAGCTTTTAGTTTTGCCGATGTTGCTAAATTACAAAGATGCCTTCCCGAAAAAGTATTAAATGAATTAGAAATTTTTGCTTTAGACTTAGAACCTATAAAGGTAGAAGACGCAAAAAAAGACTAAAAGAGGATAACTGGTTAACATTCGAGTTTTTCCTCGCAAGCGAATTAGGTAAAACAATAAACGAGTTACGTTCTAGTATTACGGATGCAGAGCTTACTTTTTGGGCTGCATTTTACGAAGTAAAAAGAGAAGAAGAAAAAAAGGCTATGGATAAAAAATAAGATACAATAGAAAAAAAGCTTTTAAAAGTGGCGACAGAATCAAGAATAAATTTAATAGTTAACGCAAATAATGCTATAAGACCTTTGCAAAGGACTAATGATGTTACTAGAAAGCTAGCTGGTAACAATAGAAGATTAAAAGGAAGAATAGATAAAACAAATAAATCCCTAAGAGCTACGGGTGCGGCTGCGGGAGTTGCTTCGGGAGGCCTTAATGCAGTAGCGGGAGCAGCTAGAAATTTATTATTAGGTTTTGGATTATTTAAAACCGCTGAATTTGTTTTATTTAATACGGCTAAATTAGAAACGCAAAGAAAAAGTTTAGAGGTTCTTACAGGTAGTTTAGACACTACAAATAAAATAATAAAAGAACTTCAAGCATTTGGAGCCGTAACGCCATTTAAGACGCAAGACTTAATAGAAACAACAAAACGTCTTAAGGCTTTTGGATTTACTAATAACGAGCTAGT